TCCTTGATTAATATTATACCTGAATTTCCAAAAAACAGATAATTCCAATGGGCACTTTTTCATGTGTTGAAACGAACATAAATAACGAGGCGGTGGTGATCATGCGAGCGAGAAACACGAGCGGGCGTATGATTTAATCGTGTGATATAATATTGCTATATAAAATTAGGGATGGTGGGAATTTTGATAGATTTCATTATTTCAGTTTTCAAAGAAACTCAAGTAAATACATGGATAATTATAGGTGTTTTAATACTTGGTTATTTATATCGTGAAGGAATAAGTAACTTTTTTTCTGAAAAGTTACTAGAGAAACAAAAACTGCATGATGAGCAAAGAGATGTAAAACAAAATGAGTTTCAAGAGAAGCTATTGAAACAAAATGCTGAATTACAGAAAAGTGTATTGGCTGCTATTGAAAATCAGAAAAAAGATATACAGAAAGAATTAAGTGATATCGATTATAAACGGGATTACTATAAAAAAATAATAGACCACCGCATAGAGGCGTATGAAAAACTATCGATTTATCTGGATTCAGTTTGGACCAAAAAACGTAGTACTGCTTTAAAACATGAAACGGAAATATATTCATGTTTTGAAAACGAGGAAGAATTGATAAAAGCTCACCAGCTATTGTTTAGTTATTGTCCAGGAATTCATTGGTACTCTGAGGATGTGTATAGTAATTACTATAACTTAGCTAGATACTTAGTAGATACACTAGATGTTTTAAATGGAACAAAAGAAGAAAAAAGAGTCCAAGCGCAAAACCATTGTGCAGCTTTGAATAAGCTTATTGCAGATACAATAAGACAGCTTAAAATTGCAATTGCAGAAGATAGGATTAGTTTTGACAAGGTTGAGGATTTTTTTAATAATCAAAAGCAGCAAATAAAAAGAGCTAAATAAACAAGAAGAAAAGCACTTACTTCGGTGAGTGCTTTTCTTATGTCCATCCTCAGGAGAATTTTCATAGGTTCTTCCTGAATGCGGCGAGCCTTGCGGGTCTTTCGAGCCCCGAAAAAGGTTTAGATTTAAAAATATTTTTTCCTATTTCCTTCTCTTTGTAGTAGACAGGCGGTGAAAATAGAAGTGGTAAAAATGCTGAAACGTGGCTCTGCAAGAGAGCTTGCCGAATTATTGGGCATCAGCGAACGACGTGTAAATCAGTTGGTAAATGAGGAAGTTTTGCATCGTGAAATAGAAGGAGACTTCGCTTTGACAATGGCAATAGCTTCGTTCTATGAAAATAAATATTCTAGTAAAGATGAAGATGATTATTGGTCTGAAAAAGCATTGCATGAAGCTGCAAAACGTAAATTAGCTGAACTTGAATTGGCAAAGCGACAAAATCTGTCACATGATGCGGCAGATGTCGAAAGAGTTATGACAGATATGTTATCTAAATTACGGAGTCAGCTTTTGGGCATACCAGCCAAGATGGCTGCTAGACTGGAGAATCAGAGCAGAAGTGTTATTATGACGGAACTTTCTAAAGAAATTAAGTCAAGGTTAACTGAGCTTAGCGATTATAATCCGGAGATATTTAGTAATGAAGAAGACAGTTGATCTTTTCAAAAAAATAGTAAAACAGTCATTGATGCCGTTATCAGATCAAACTGTATCCGAATGGGCTGATAGCTATAGGATGATATCTGGCGAAGCTGCTGCAGAGCCTGGGCGGTGGCGAACAGATCGTGCTCCATATCAAAAAGCCATTATGGATGCTTTTACTGAACCAGGCATAACTAGGGTGGTTGCAAAGACCGCATCTCAGGTTGGAAAGTCCGATATCATGAACAATGTTATTGGGCGGTTCGCACATCTGGCGCCCGCACCGATAATGATGATCCAACCAACTATCGAAACATCACAGGACTATAGTAAATCACGTATAGCGCCGATGATCAGAGATACAAAAGTATTGAGAGATATTTTTAAAGACGTAAAAAGCCGTGACGCCGGCAATACTATCCTTTCTAAACAATTCCCTGGCGGCAGACTTATAATGGCGGGTGCTAACAGTCCTGCCGGTCTTGCCAGTAAGCCGATAAAAATATTACTGGCAGACGAAGTTGACCGCTTTCCCAAAAGCGCCGGCACAGAAGGCGACCCGGTCAGCTTGGCTGCAAAACGTATGACGACCTTTTGGGATAGCGTCATGGGGCTATTCTCAACACCGACCAATGCTGGAGACAGTCGAATCGAAGATGAATATATAACAGGTACTCAGGAAGAGTGGCAGCATCAATGCCCAAAATGCAAAGAGTGGCATTTAGTCACGCATCGGGATATGCATCCTGACTACGACTGTTCTATTGATAAAAAGGGAACAAGGCAGGTTATCGTTAAGTCAGTTATTTGGCGTTGCCCAGATTGCGGGTTTGGGTTTACAGAAACTGAAATGCGGCAGGCCGCACAAAAATATATTGCACAGAACGCTTCGGCTCTCACTAAGGGGGTACGGAGCTTTTTTGTTAACTGTTTTGCATCACCTTGGGTGAACTGGTCAGATGTAATGCAGGAATGGTTGGAAGCACAGGGCGATCCAGAGCGTGAAAAAGTAGTTGTTAATACTCGTTTTGGAGAAGCATATGAGCGCAAAGGAAATTTTGAAAGCCATGAGCAGTTTATGCGCAGGCGTGAAAACTATGGCGCCGAGCTGCCGGAAGGCGTACTGCTTTTAACAGCGGCCGTTGACGTACAAGACAACAGGCTCGAGTATGAGATTTGTGGCTGGGGAATGGCTGAAGAATGTTGGGGAATAAAAAAGGGCACTATTTTAGGCGTGCCGGATACACCTAAAGTGTGGGATATGCTGGACGAACAGCTGGATAAGGAATATTGCTTTGCGTCAGGTAAGGGTCTTTTGGTAGCTAGGGCGTTTATCGATTCCGGCGGCCACTACACGAAAGAAGTTTATGCGTACTGTAAAAAACGATTTGCAAGGCAGCGTTTTGCTATAAAAGGTTCATCGACACCAGGAGTGCCGTTATTGCATAAGTACGCTAAGGTTAAAACCGTAAGGGGACATACGATACCGCTGGTAATGTTGGGCACAGATAGCGGCAAACAATATGTTATGGATCGGTTATCGATTGAAGAGCCTGGACCTAAATATTTTCATTTCCCGCTTGATAAGAGTGATAGCGTAACTGTACAGCTAACTCGTGGCTACGATGAATTTTATTTTAAAGGCCTTATATCTGAAACAAAAGAGCCTCGTCGGAAAAATGGAGTATTAGTATATCAGTGGGTAAATATAGCTAAAGATAAACGGAATGAGCCTTTGGATCTGCGGGTTTATAACCTCGCATGTATGTTAAGCGTAAATCCTGATTTCGAGGCTTTGGAAAAATTGATCAACAGCCCGAATGTAATCAAAGAACAATCGGTAAAGTCTAAACTGAAAAACAAGCCTAAATGCGGCTACGGCTGCATTAGAAAAAGTGTGAGGGGGGATTATTAGTGGCAAGTACGGTACTTAATGAACGGTTAAAGCAGTATTTATCTGCAGAACAGTCTATTTTGGTAGCAGGGCAAAGCTACAGAATTGGCAATAGAACGCTGACGAGAGCTGATTTATCAGAAATAAGAAAAGAAATAAATGATCTTATTGCTGCAGGAGCGACTACGGATGAGGCAATGTATCCAAGAGGGCATCGAACAAAGCAAGTTATTATGCGGGATTAGGAGGATAGATGATGGTGAAACGTAAAAAAGTAATACCGGCTAAGGCCAGGCATCCTACTGAGGGAAATGAAAATAATAAAAAAATAATAATAGTGAACAGCGGCTATTCAGAAGGCGGCGCCAGTAGGACACGAAGTACTTTACGTGGCTATAATCCCTTGAAATCCAGTACTAAAGCAGATGTCGATGTAAATTTGGTAACTTTACGAAACCGCAGTGCAGATTTAGTATGTAACTCTCCGCTTGGTTCAAGTGCTATTAATACTTCGCGCAGCAATGTTATAGGCGCTGGTCTTAAAGTTTCGCCTAAAATAGATTATAGGTTGCTGGGATTGACTGCAGAGGAAGCTAAAGAGTGGCAGCGTCAGGCGTTTCGTGAATTTAACCTTTGGGCAAACAGCACGGCCTGTGATTTGTATCGAAAAAATAACTTTTTTGATATGCAGGATATTGCATATATGAGCTATCTTGTAGATGGTGACGGATGGGCAGCGATCAAGTATCGCAGGCCGGTGCCTGATAATCCGTATTGTTTGAGAGTACAACTTTTTGAGGCCAGTAGGGTCTGTAACCCAAACAGCAGTGGTTCGTATGGTTCTCCATCTTATTACGATGTTGAAATGACTAATAATAAAAACGGGAATCGTATTATCAACGGTATTGAAATAGATTCAGATGGGGCTGTTGTGGCTTATTGGGTCGCAAACAGGGTACCTTTTGATTTAAGTGATCCTGCCGCAGTTTTAAAGTGGCAGCGAGTGGAAGCATTTGGCAAGTTAAGTGGCCGGCCAAATATTTTGCAGATATCGCATGAAGAACGACCAGAGCAGTACAGAGGCGTACCAATATTGGCGCCGGTGATCGAGGTATTGAAGCAGGTCAGCCGCTATACTAATGCGGAGCTTACGGCTGCCATCATTAAATCGTTTTATACTTTGTTTTTTACGACTAATAATAATATTGATGATATGAATGATGTTCTAAGTTCAACTTATGGTCAAGCGGAAGTCGTAACACCAGAAGACCTGGCTCATATTGAAGTTGGCCCGGGAACGCTTAATCTGCTGCCTCCTGGTGTTGATGTAAAGTCGATGGACGCAAGCCGTACAATGTCAACTTTTGAACCATTTACAAATATGATGATCAGTCAGATCGGTGCAGCTATTGGCACACCGGCAGAGGTGTTACTTAGTCGTTTTCAATCTTCATACTCTGCAGCACGTGGAGCATTGTTACAAGCTGCCAGCAATTTTAAAACCAGACGTACCTGGTTTGCACGTGATTTTTGTCAGCCTGTTTATGAAGCTTGGCTGGCAGAGGCGGTTGCTATTGGTAGAATTAGCGCTCCTGGCTATGGTAGTGATCCTATCATAACTAAGGCATGGAGTAATGCTGATTGGTTTGGCCCTGTTATGGGGATGCTGGATCCGGTAAAAGAGGTAACTGGCGCGGCCTTACGCGTAAAATATGGTTTCTCTACCGGTGAACGTGAATCTGCGGAACTTACGGGCACTGACTACGACAGCAACATTGACCAAATCGCTATAGAGCAGCAGACGTGGCGAGCTAAAGGATTAGAACCGCCTAAGGCTGATAATACTGGTGGGAATGGGGGTGATAATGATGGAAAAATTTTGGCAGGTGAGGAATGATGTTAGTGGCGATGCTGAAATATTGATCTATGGACCAATCGCAGCAGAGCGGTCCTGGTTTGGTGATGAGGCAACGCCGCAGCAGTTTGCCCAGGATCTTAACGGGCTGGGTGGCAGGGATGTTACTGTACGCATAAACAGCGGCGGCGGTGATGTATTTGCGGCCCATGCTATCCATAATTTGCTCAAGAGCTATAAAGGGCGTGTCACAGCGGTGATTGACGGACTAGCTGCCAGCGCAGCAACGGTTGTAGCCGTGGCGGCAGATAAAATCATTATGCCGTCTAACTCGTTGATGATGATCCACGACCCCGCTATCGGTCTTAGCGGATACTATCCTGCGGCAGAACTGACGAAGTTGGTAGAAGCGCTGGCTACGATCAAAACAAGCATTGTCGCTGCCTATCGTAAGCGTTGTAAGATATCGGACGAAGAAATAGAAACGATGATGTCCAACGAAACATGGATGGGCGCCGCAGAATGTAAGGAAAAAGGTTTTGCTGACGAGATCATCGGAGGAGTTACTGCTGCGTTAAATGGCAATACTTTGGTGATCAATTTAGTGTCTTATGATTTGAACCATTTTGCTAATAGTGAAGCGGTAAAAAATAAATTTAAACAAAGTGAGGTTAGAGATATGCCAAGTGGTAAATTAGAAAAAATTCTTAATGCTTTAGGTTTGCAGGAACTGTTGGAAGATACGCAGGCCGCAGCACCCGGCGCAGGTCAGTTTGAGGCGAATAATGCGCTTCCGGCGACGGCTGTTGATAATGCCGCAGCGGTAGAAGTCGCAGTGGCCGCAGAGCGTCAACGTGTACTTGATTTAGAAGCACTTGATGATGGTCAAAATGTCGCAATTACCGCGATTATCAATGAGGCTAAGAAAAGCGGCAAAACTGTTAACGAAGTAAAAAATTATGTAGAAGCGATTAAAAATGCTGCTCCAGCAGTGGTGGTGGCTAATGCTGCGCAGAATGTTGTAGCCACTATGATAGCCGACAATAAAAGCTCCGGTGTTGATGGCGTTGCTGCCAATCCTGCGGCCGATGAGGCAGCTGTAAGTGCAGCGGCAGATGCGAAAGCATTGGAGAAGATGGCCAAGGTAATGAATAGTAAATTTGGAGGTGTGAAATAATGGAAATGATTTCCAACATGAACGGAACTCATTATGATGAGCTTATTGTTGGTACAGCAGTACCGGTACTTACTAAAAACGTAACGCTGAAAGGAGTTACGGCCAGTTATAAGCGTGGTACCCTTCTGGCTTTGGTTAACGGTAAATATGAAATTGTTGACAGCACAGCTTCTACCGGTGCAGAAAAGGCATCGGCAGTTTTGGCACATGATACGGACTTAACCGGAGCTGACGTTGTTGTCACAGTTTATATCAGCGGCCAATTCAATCGCGAAAAACTTATTGTGGCACAAACCGCTGACAACGCTACTGCTCATGAAGAAGAACTGCGTGCGGTCAATATCTATTTGACCAGCGTGAAATAAGGAGGATGAAGATAATGCCTATTAATATTGATGATACCAGAACTTTGCTGCAGGCAATTGAGCGCACCAATCCGCCGACTACGACTTTGATTGATACCTTTTTCCCTGCGGTTAAAACCTTTTTGACGAATACCGTAGATATGGAATACCGCAAAGGTGGTCGCAGAATGGCGCCGTTTGTTGTACCGGGCAGTAAGGGTGTAAATATGAGCCGTAACGGTTCGCAGATCAGATCTTATAAAGCCCCGCTGATGCGTCCTAAACGGACTATCGAAGCGTCTGATATTGAGCGTCGTGGTTTTGGGGAAGATATCTACAGCACTCGCACCCCGGCAGAACGTGCTCAAGAATTGCGCGCTTATGACATGGCAGAATTGGTGGATGCCTGCGTCCGTCGTCAGGAGTGGATGGCTGCACAGCTTTTGATCAACGGTGAATATGAATGCAAAGGCTATGCCGACGATGGTGAAACTGTTGTGGTTGATACGATTACATTTTCTGAATTTGACAATAAAACAACTCTGTCCGGATCGGACACATGGGATAATGCTTCTGCTAAAATTTATGAGGTCATGGGTGACGCATCTCAGAAGATCCGCCGCAACGCGGGTATGATCCCTACAGTGGCCCTGTGTTCACAGAATGTAGTATCCTACCTGCTCAATAACGAACAGCTTTATAAATATTTGTTGGTGCCCAGCCGTGAAAATTTAGCACTGATGAGCATTCAGCCGAAGCTGGTAAGACCGGAATTGCTGCGAGTTGGTTATATTGAATCCCTTAATCTGGAAATTTACGCTTATGATGGTGTGTACGAGGGTGACGATGGCAACCTTGCCCAGTATATCCCTGATGATCATATGATTATTGGTGTACCCGGCCGTGGTAAACGTCTCTTTGGTGCAGTAACGCAGCTTGAAGACGACAAACAATTTCGTACTTATGAAGGCGCATACATTCCGAAGGTCACCGGCAATACAGAAAGCGATACGACTACTCTGGCTATGTCCAGCCGCTGCGTAGTATGTCCGGAGTTTTTGGATGATTGGGCGACCTTGAAAGTTAAATAAGGAGGTTTTTAAATGCAACAAGTATTGATAAAGAAATTTTCCTTGCGCCGCAATGGAGTTGTTTATAAAGCAGGTACTATTATTGAACTGCCGGATAGCGAAGCTGATGCATTAGTAAAAGAGGCTCCAAAAGAATTTGAAAAAGTTGCTGTTACCTTAATTTCCGATGCTGATGCAGGTAGTGATAATAACGAAGAAAAAGCCTTGAAGGATTATTCGAATGAAGAACTTAAGGCTATGTGCAAAGCCCGCGAGATTGAAATTCCGAAAAACGTTAACAAAGCAAAACTCGTTGAGTTGCTTGAAGCAGTAAATGAGGCTGATGAGGAGATTCTGCCTCCGGTAAATACAGCAGCAACGGTCAAATGAAAAACTTTCGTGAGCAGATAGCCGCAGATAATACTGCGGCTTTTATAAATTCTTTGGAATTTGCTGAAGAACATAGTCTTAACGGTACTGTATGTAATGCTATATTGCAGGATATATCGGTTGCAGAAAGTTTATCGACGGGAGCGGGTAGTACTCAAACTTATCCTGGGATATACGGCAGCCGGCTGCAGGTAAATTGCTTGGCAGGGGATTTGCCGGAACTTCCTGTATATGGACAGCTTTTCGGCATCGATGATAAGCAGTATCTGGTTGAAAGCTGTGCTGATGATATGGGCGTTCTGACGATTCAATTGGTGGCGAATGACAGATGATATCTATTGATGCAAAGGAAATAGAAAAAGCAAAGATTTTGCTTGAAAATTATCCTCAGCAAGTAAAAGCGGCAGCAGCGAGTGCAATAAATCGTACGTCTGCAATGGTAAAGACCGAAGTATCTAAAACAATCAGAAAAAACTATCTGATATCAGCAAAAGATATAAAGTCTACTTTAAGCATTAAACGAGCTTCCCGATCAAAGCTTACAGGGATGATTAGTTCTATAGGGCAGGCACCATTAATTACTGCTTTTAGAGTAAGGGCGTATAAAAAAGGACCGGTGAGGGTTCAAGTAATGAAAAAAAATAAATCCAAACCGGTTCCTGGGTTATTTATTGGTGTTTCTTCTAAGGGCTATGTTGGTGCTATGCAGCGTAAAAATTTAAATATGCGATATCCTTTGCGTATACCTCATGGCCCCAGCGTTCCGCAGATGTTTTCCGCTGACCGTTCAATGAGTGTGATCGCACCGTTTGCAGAAAAAACATTAAATCAAAGGTTTTTACATGAAATTTCATATCGTTATGGAAAATTTGGAGGGCGGTAATGACACAAGTCGAATTGATGGAAAATCTGGCAGCGTTTCTAAAAAATGTTGTCCGAGAATATGAATCGCAGCAATCTGACGGTTCTTATACTCCGATAACTGTTTATTCTGGATACCTGCCGGTGAAAACGAATGCCAAAGAAAGTGAATCATGTATTTATGTGCTGGTTCTTGAATGTGAAGATGGTGATGAGCAGAGTGCAGCAAAGGTTGAAATAGGATTTAGTATCATTGACGGTGATACTTCTGAGGGGTGGCGCAGCTTGTTTAATCTTATGGAACATGTACGTCAGGCATTGCTTAAAAAGCGTACTGTAGCAAATAAGCATCGGCTTATCTTGCCTATCAAATCTAAGGTGGCAGATGAGCAGCCTTTCCCGCAGTGGCAGGGCTTAATGACAGTTAGTTACACACTGGGCAAGCCAGTAGAGGAGGAAATAAATTATGGCTATTAACAAAAAAAGCAGTCAGACCACTAAGCCTGAACGCTTGATTTATGTAGGCCCGTCTTACAAAAACGGAAAGTTATTGAAATATCAGGTATTCATTGGCGGGTTACCAACTCATATTGATGATGTATTTGAAAAGTGTCCGCAAATTAAAAAACTGTTTGTAGCTGTTTCAGAATTGCCAGAAGCTGAAAGGGCTATTGCAAAAGCGGGAACACCTATGAATAAATATTACCAAGCTGCTGTTTTGGCAGAAAAGGAGGAATAACATATGGCATATAAGCATGGCGTATATACATCTGAGGTGCCAACATCTATTGTTCCGGCAGTAAATTCTACTGCTGGGTTACCAGTTGTTTTTGGTACGGCTCCAATTCATTTGGCAAGTAACAGAGCAGAGGTTAATAAACCTATTTTGTGCTATACATATGCAGAAGCGGTAGCAGCTATGGGATACAGTGAAGATTGGGAGAAATACACTCTTTGCGAAACTATTTATAGCCAATATTCGCTTTATGCAGTTTCACCGACAGTTTTTGTTAATGTTTTAGATCCAAAAAAACATAAAGCAACGGTCAGTGATAAAGAAGTTCAGTTTAACAGTGAAAAAACGGTGATTGTAAATGATCCAGTGTTACTTGAAACATTGAAAGTAAAAAAAGCATCTGCCGGACAACCGCTGACGGAAGGCGTTGACTATGAAGCTGCTTTTGACAGTGATGGGAATTTAGTAATTACTGCATTAAGTGGCGGACAGCTTACAGACAGTGCTTTTTTGGACTATGAAAAAATTGATCCCTCAGCCGTGGATAAGGATGACATTATTGGTGGTATTGATATCAGTACGGGCGCATACACAGGTCTTGAGAATCTTTCAAAAGTATTTCCTCTGTATCGTTTAGTACCTGGTATGGTGCTTGCTCCTGGTTGGACACACGATCCAGAAGTGGCCGCTGTTATGACTGCCAAAGCAAGTACTATTAACGGTTTGTTTAAAGCTTCTGTTTTGGTAGATGTTCCGGCTGACACAGTAAGAAAATATACCGATGTTCCGGCTTGGAAAAATAATAACAATTATGTTGGAGTGGATCAAATAGTCTGCTGGCCTATGGTAAAACTTGGCGAAAAGAAATATCATCTTTCTACTGCGATAATGGGGGCGATGGGCGTTTTGGATGCAAAAAATGATGATATTCCCTATGAAAGTCCTTCAAATAAAAATATACAAATGGATGGTTTATGTTTGTCTGATGGAACTGAAGTGGTTTTAGATCTGGAACAAGCTAATTATCTTAATGGGCAGGGTGTAGTTACTGCTCTGAACTTTATCGGTGGATGGAAGTTGTGGGGGAATCGTACTGGTTGTTATCCTGCAAATACAGATGTAAAAGACAATTTTATTTGTTTACGGCGTATGTTCAATTGGCATGCACAGACCTTTATTCAAAGTTATTGGTCTAAAGTAGATAACCCGATGAACAAACGACTTATTGATCTTGTCGTGGATAGCGAAAATATTCGCATTAATGGATTTGTTTCAAGAGGGTTCTTGCTTGGTGGAAGAATTGAATATTTGAAAGAGGAGAATCCAACAACAGATCAGATGGATGGTATTGTAAGATTCCATACTTATTTTACGCCACCGGTTCCGGCACGTGTCATTGAAAATACTATCGAGTTTGATACGTCTTATCTTGAGACGTTGTTTGGTTAATGAGGAGGATGAAAGATGAGTAATAATGTTGTTCCGGAAAAGCTAATTAACTTTAGAGCCTATAATGACGGAAATGATCTTCTTGGCGTAACTGATGTCCAGCTACCGTCTTTGGATGCAATGACCGAAACAGTAAAGGGTGCTGGTATTGCCGGTGAGGTAGACAGTCCTGTTTTAGGGCACTTTGGGAGTATGGAAACTGTACTTAACTGGCGTACTATTTCTAAACCTGGAATGAACCTGGCATCTCAAAAGGGGGTTAGCTTAGACCTGCGCGGCGCGCAGCAGTTTTACGACCCTGAAAAAAGTGAGTACGTCGTAAAGGCTGTAAAATGCGTGATCCGCGGCGTGCCGAAAAAAACCGAACTCGGCAAATTAGACGTTGGAACGACTACCGGCTCCAGCAACACCATTGAAACTAATTATATTAAAGTGATTATTGCTGGCGAAACCGTGCTGGAAGTTGATAAATATAATTATATTTCTAATATTGGCGGTACTGACTATCTTGCCGATGTCCGTGAGGCGTTGGGTCTGAATTAAAAATAAATAAAGGGGGCGGCTCGCAGAGTGGTGCCCCTTTTAAAATTTGGAGGTAAATGATGAAAGTAGATTATAAAAAACTTAAACAAGGATTGGGAGAACTAACGGGATATGATTTTGCGGCCGCAGAGCAGCAGGCAAGGATTCTTGGAGATGGTACCCCGGAAATTGTGTACTCTAAAACATTCCATGCTGTTATTGCGGCGAAGGTTTTAGGTGTCACAATTGATGATATTAAGGGTTTGCCAATTAGGGAATATGTTGCAGTGACTTCTAATGTATCAGTTTTTTTAGTAGGCACTTTGACCGATCAAGCCCTGCAGGAGTTATCCGGGAAATAGCAGTATGCTTATTTGAATATGGTAATGTTCATTTTTGGTTTAATCAACCAGTGAACGAATTAGAGAAATGGCTTGAAACAATAAGTGCCGTAAATAAAAAAAGAAAGCCCACTGCATGAATAATGCTGTGGGCTTTTAACGTAAATATTCTTTTTTTATTGGGGAACGCGAACAAACTTCGTCACAATCTTTTAATACTGCTATCACTTCTGGATCGTGAATGCCATCATATGTGTCAGGATCATAGAGGGGCTTGTAGACGCCATCATATTTAGCAGAAGAATCATATTGTAATGCTTTTTCTTCCCGTCTATTTTTTATCATTGCATGAAAGAACCCGACTATACACATCAATATAAAACCAATACAAAACAAAATTGCAAGAATAATCATAAAGCTCACCTCTTTATAGTTATTATACTATAAATTTTTAATGGAGGCAAAAAATGGCGAATATATTTACGACAGCATTTGTTATAAATGGAATGCTATCTAATAGTTTTACATCATCGACCAAGATGGCAAATTCGCAATTGACAGAATTACAACAGACTGTTAAAAGAATAGATCTTGCTCAAAAAAAATTAAATGCTGAGTTTACTAATGGAGCTATGAGCGTAGAGCAATATGAAAGAAAAATGGGTAGATATCAAGATACGCTTAATAAAACTCAGCAACAACAGAAGTTGTTACAGGATAGATTGAATAAAAAAAATATTGCAAATTCTCAGTTTGTAGAGAGACGCCAAAGTTTCTTAACTACCGCAGCTGCTATTGGCACTATTGCTCAGCCGTTCATCTCTGCAGCTCAGACTGCAATGAAATTTGAATTTGCTATGTCGAAAGTTGGTGCTATTGCAAATGCTACAGGGCCTGAATTATCTTTGTTGACGCAAACAGCAAGGTCATTGGGCGAACAAACAAAGTTTACTGCGACGCAATCCGCTGAAGCAATGAGTTATCTGGGGATGGCCGGTTGGAAGACAAATGAGATTGTTGCAGGTATGCCAGGATTATTAAATTTAGCTGCTGCCGGCAATACTGATTTAGCACGTACTGCAGATATTGTTTCTGATAATCTGACTGCTTTTGGTTTAAGTGCTGATAAAGCGCAACATATGGCTGATGTTTATGCTGTTACTATAACATCCACAAATACTAATGTGGAAATGTTGGGAGAAACGATGAAATATGCTGCTCCTGTAGCACACGCATTTGGGGCATCGATGGAGGAGACAGCCGCTTTAGCAGGTATTATGGCTAATAGTGGCATTAAAGCGAGTAATGCAGGTACAGCGCTGAGAGCTGGTTTAATTAGATTGGCCGGACCGCCTAAAATGGCAAGTAAAGCGCTAGAGCAGCTGGGGCTGTCAATGGAAGATTTGACAAATGAACAAAAAGAAGCTGCAATGGCTTTAAAAACTTTGGGTATTGAAACTGGCAATGCAGAAGGACCTCAAAAGATGGCTATCATAGTAGGCCAATTGCAAGAACGAATGAAAGGATTAAGTAAAGAAGAACAGCTGGCTATGTCGAAAGCTATTTTCGGGCAGCAGGCAGCAGCGGGGTGGCTGGCAGTACTACAGGCAGGACCTAAAGTGCTTGGTGATTTGACAAATTCTTTAGTTAACAGTGATGGTGCGTCTGAAAAAATGGCAAAGCAGATGAATGCTAATGCAGAAGGTGCAATTATACGTCTTTCTTCGGCATTTGAGTCGTTGCAAATATCATTAGCAAATGGATTTTTACCTGTCATAGCTAATGTAGGTGATTCTTTAGCTGTATGGACGGGGAAGTTATCGGCTTTAGCTACAGCACACCCAATAGTAGCACAGGGGATCATATACACTATTGGAACTTTTGGGTTATTATGGCTTACATTTAAAACGGGTAGAGCTATTATCTCCGGCTATAATGCGTTTATGGCTACCTGTGCTTTATGGCAGACGACTTTGGGAAATTGTACGGCAGTATTAAGATCAAAAACAATGCTTCTTGCCGGCACACAAAGGACTGTGGCTTTGGCAACGAAGCTGTGGAGTGGTGGAATGATGTTGGTAAATGCGGCTATGGCAGCTTGCCCTATTGGTTGGTTATTGATTGGAATCAGTTTATTAGTCGTTGCCGGAACTATTTTATACAGGCATTGGGATACAGTCAAACAGTTCTTTACAACTTTGTGGGACAGTCCAATAGCTAGAATAGCCTTTTTTGTCACTGGGCCTGTAGGTTGGATCATTGGCGCGGTTACTGCAATAATTGCTAACTGGGATACATTAGCGGCATATTGGGATTATTTTTGGGATAATCCATCTGCTGCAATATTTAGATTCACAAGTTATATTCAGGAACAATTTACAAGTGCTGAAACCTGGCTTCGCGAAAAATGGCAATCTATTAGTAATTTTTTATCTACACCTATTTTTGGCAAAGTTAATATTACGGCATCCGGTAATGGTGCAGAGGTTGCAGAAAATGCGTATGGCGGTATTTATGGCAGGGGGACATTTCTTACTACTTTTGCGGAAAACTCTGGTGAAAGTGCGATACCTCATACTCCTAATAAACGTAATATAGGCTTGCTGGCCAAAACTAATGAAATCATGGGTAATCCATTGGGTACCAGTGGCAGTATAAATGCGACTTTTGCTCCTCAGATTACCGTACAAGGGAATACCGATACTGCTGAAATTTCAACTTTGTTAGATCAAAAAATGCGTGAATTTAAAGCAATGTTGGCAGAAGTGCAGAATCAGAACAGGAGGCTTTCGTATGGCTAAAACCTATTACACAATTCAGGGCGATATGTGGGATGGTATAGCAAAAAAGTTATATGACGATGAAAGTGGCGTAAACGCGCTGCTGGAAGCAAACCAGCAATATGCTGACATAGTTGTTTTTCCAGCAGGTATTATTTTGGATGTGCCGGATTATGAAAAGCCTACTCCGACCAACTTGCTGCCGCCGTGGAGGCGTTAAATGGAAGCACGTAGAATATTGACGATCATAAAATATAATAATAAAGATATTTCAGCTGATATCAGTAAATATCTAAAAAGCATCAGCTATACCGATAATCTATCGGGAGAAGCCGATGATTTGCAGATAACACTGGAAGACAAGGCGGGGCTTTGGCAATCGACATGGATGCCGGAAAAAGGAGCACTTCTAGATGTAATGCTGCAGCAAAAATATTGGCAAACTTTGTCGGCGTTACCACAAAGTTTGCGTTTGGGATTGTTTGAAATCGATGAAATAACAAGCAGCGGCTATCCGTCAGAAGTACAAATAAAAGCAGTTTCCGTGCCTGATAATAATACTCTTAGAGGTACTGAACGTAGCCGGAGTTGGGAAAAGGCAAAGCTGCAGGTAATCGCTAATGATATAGCTTCAGCTGCAGGAATGTCATTGTTTTGGGACACAGAAGAAAATCCGGTGCTGGATAGGGCAGAACAGACAGAACAGTCTGATCTGTCTTTTTTATATGCAATTTGTAAGGATAAAGGCCTGGCATTGAAAATAAGTGATAAAAAAATCATTATTTTTGATGAAGCAAAATATGAAGCGGAAAAAGCAAAGATAACAATAGTAAAACCAGGTACCGTTTATAAAAAAGAGTCTGGAATGAAATATTTGTTTGTTGGTACTGGCTACAGTTTGCGTACTAAAATTAGAGATATTTATGCTGCCTGCAGAGTTAGTTATCAGCAGGGCAGTTCAAAATCTAATATTGAGGCAACTTATACTGCTGCTGGTAAAAAGGGAAAAACATTGCAAGTAAATGAACAAGTTGAAAGTGTTGCGGAAGCATTAAATTTAGCAAAAAAACGGTTGCGCGAAAAAAATAAAGACGAAGTTACTGGATCTTTAAATATGTTGGGAAACTTTGTCTTATTATCTGGGGTTACAGTTAATTTATTAGGATTTGGAGCTTTTGATGATAAGTACTTGATAACCAGAGCATCACATGATATTGGCAGCGGTTATACGACAAATATCGATGTAAGAAGGTGTTTAAATGGATACTAATTTTATAAAAAACATAATTCGTATCGGGAGGGTATCTTCTATTGACGTCAATACAAATACTGCAAGAGTAGCTTTTTCTGATAAAGACGATTTGGTATCTGGTAATTTAATGATTGTAAATCGTGGAAGCATGGTCGACAAGGATTACTGGATACCTGATATTGATGAACAAGTTCTGTGCTTAATGCTGCCAAATAAAAGTGGGCAGGGATTAAATGAGGGTTTTATTATTGGTTCATTTTTTTCAAAAGAAGATGAACCACAGGAGAGAAGTGCTGATGTAAGGGCGATTAAATTTGGTGATGGTACTGTTATAAAGCATGATCGTAAATCAGGAAGTTTAACTGTAAATGCTATAGGTGATATTAGTATTATTGCTGCGGGAACGTTGACCATTCGCGGTGCTGCGGTGAATATAAATTAGGTTAAATATTAGAAAAAATTATGTTATAATAACCCCATAAAATGATATTTTGTGAGGTGTTAAAATGGAATTTGGCAAATATGGTCATTGCGCTATTATGGCTTTTGAACTGGTGAAAAATGAGGGAATACCTGCAAGAGAAGCGTGGCAAATTGCAGCTGAAAAGATATTTGAAGGGAAGCCGAGCAGTATTGCGAAAGGATGTCCTAAAAATGCTTTTTTGAGTTTAATGGGGCAAAATAACAGAAGAAGTAAAAATGGAACCTATGCTATGGAGGCATTAGATATCATAGATAAACTAGGAAAAGACGATATTGATAATATTTCACCAAATAAATTTTGGCGCGACTATATGGGCAAAGAAATAAGTCATAATCATCAGATCGATGTTGTTTTTGCACTTAGAAGCAAAGGGTATGTATAATAAAAAGGCACTCCTCAAGGAGTGCCTTTTTATATGGAAAATTTAATGTTTATGGTATGTTCCAGTTCTTCTATCCCAGTGTCCACCGTTAGAATCTGTTCTACCTGGATGAGCAAATGCTGTAGCTGCTAAAGCTAATGTAAAAACTAAAACTAAAAATAGAGCAGTTAATTTTTTCATAAATAACACTTCTTTCTTATTTGATTTTTACTTCGCAGTTGAAGAATTTTAAACATTGACCATCAGATACCTGGATGTAACGGTCTCCTGTGAATAAATCATTGGAAATAATGGAACTCATATTGTGGCTGCTATCTCTGGAGACTTCGATATAGCTATCCCCACCGTTAGAAGTGACTTTGTATTCGCCAGCAGGGAAATCAATACCTACTTTGTACATACAGGAAGGTAACATACCATTTTTTAATTCTACTTTGGGTGCATCTTTGGCCGCATAGATAGTACCACGTTGTACTTTTAGATATTGACCGTCTTGAACTGTAATAACACTTCTGTTTTTAAAGACATCATTTGCTATGATACTGCTGAAATTACCAGTTGAATCGCTGGCCAGTTCAATATAACTGTCGCCATTTGAGATAACAACGTACTCTCCGGCAGGCAAGTCTTTACCAATTTTATATTGGCCTGCTGAATAAGTTTTTACTTTAGGTGCGTCTTGCGTGGCTTTAGTCGTAGCTGAGGAAGAAGTTGATTTTGTAGAGTTATCTCCTGCACAACTTCCAATTAAAACCAGTAAAACGATAAGACTTGCTCCCCATTTAAGGATTTTTTTTCAACATAAAAACATCTCCAATTCTTTATCATTTTTATCATTATAACATATTTTTCAAAAACTTCACAAATATTATATAGAATAAGTGATGGTTATGAAATAATAAAACACTTGATTTAGGGCTAGTAAAAGCGTGTATATATTGCAATCGAGAGTAAATGGTAGATAATCGCTAACTAAAGCGTCCTTATTTTAAGGGCGCTTTTTCTATATACAAAAATACTTAAAGGAGGTGGGTAAATTGCAGGCGACAAGATTAGGCGATACTGATACAGGACATGATGCTTGTCCAGGGACTGTGCTTGTGAGTGCAAGTACAAATGTAATAATTAACGGTAAAGGTGCAGGACGTGTCGGAGATAGTTATGCTCCGCATGGATGTATCGTGCATCCAGCACATACAGCGCATATCGCCAGCGGCAGCAGCACAGTTCTTATTAATGGACTGCAGGCAGCAAGGGTAGGTGATCCGATAGACTGTGGAGGCAGTGTCGCTTCTGGAAGTCCGGATGTAATCATAGGAGGTTAATATGCAAGTTGGATCTATGGGAGATATCCCTTTTGTTGTGACATATGGTAAAATTCGTACTTTTAGTGATTACGGCCGCAGTGGTTCCGGCCGCTGGGCAAAGCACGATTTGATTGGTCGTAAACCTGTAATGGAGTTTTTAGGGCCTGACGTTGAAAAAGTTAGCATGAAGATCCAGCTGCGCACTGATCACGGCATAAATCCCGAAAGCGAGCTGGGGAGGCTGAGGAAAATGAGGGACACAGGCGCAGTTTTTCCGTTTATTTTAGGTGGTGCGCCGGTATCTGATAATTATTGGTTGCTGGAGGATATAGGGGAAAACGTAAGCTATTGGCGGGCAGGCGGTAAAATACTTTCCGTTAGCGTCGATATTACATTGACTGAATATTCTACAGAGGAGGTGCGCTGATGGATTTTGAACTTACTGCGGGAGAAAGAGTTGACGTAGATTTTGCTCCAAAAAATGTGCAAATGGAAATTTTACAAAATTGCAGTACAATACTTAGCACGTCTAAGTTTAACGTACCGTTAGACCGTGACTTTGGCATTGATGCAAACTATGTAGATGCTCCGCTGTTATCGGCTAAAGCGAAAGCAGAAAGTGAAATATTTGCTGCATTAAAAAAATATGAGCCGCGAGTTACGGTAAAACAAATTACATGGCGCTCTAATGCGGAGGGCGTTTTAAGGGCGAAAGTGAAGGTGGTCATAAATGAAACTTAGTGATCTGCCGGACATTGAATTTGTTAGTGCAGACGAACAAGAAATATTATCGGATATCATAAAGCTTTATACGGAAATAACCGGGAGAACCCTTGCACAAGGTGATCCTGTCCGGTTATTTTTATGCGTGATTGCGGCCATTATCCTGATGCTGTGCAATAAGATCAACTACACCGGCAAACAAAATCTATTGCGATATTCGGCAGGTGCCAACCTTGATCACTTGGGCGTACTTGTCGGGGCAGAACGTATTGGCGCCAAGGCCTCTGTCACGACAATTAAAATAACCCTGTCGGAGGTGCGGTCCGTTGCGACAAACATTCCAGCAGGTACGCGGGCGACAGCTGGAGATAATGTGTTTTTTGCTATTGATCAGGATGCAACGGTCATAGCTGGACAGTTGGATGTTTCTGTAGCGGCTACCTGTACTGTGGCTGGTGTTCTCGGTAATGGCTATCTGCCGGGAGAAATCAATAAGATTGTTGATCCAATTCCGTACGTCGCTGGAATGGTCAATACCACAACGTCGGAGGGAGGTTCAGATGTCGAGAGTGACGATTCTTTGCGTGAGGCTATTCGCGAGGCTCCGGAGGGATTTTCGGTAGCTGGACCAGTGGGCGAATACATTAAAATTGCCAAACGAGCTTCGTCTTTGATTGTTGATGTATCGGTAATATCACCGGAGCCGGGGCAAGTACTGATAACACCGCTACTTGTAGGCGGTGGAATACCGGGAAAAGAAATGCTGGATATCGTAGAGGCAGCATGCAGTGATAGATCTGTAAGGCCGCTCACTGACCATGTGCATGTGGCTGCTCCGGAGGTTGTCAATTATGATCTTACACTCACGTATTACATTGACCGGGCAAATGAAGCTAAATCTGTTGCCGTTCAAAGCGCGGTAGCGAAAGCGGTGGAGGATTATATCGATTGGCAAAAATCTAAGCTTGGCCGTGATATCAATCCGGACGAGTTAATCTGTCTTATTAAAAATGCTGGCGCCAAGCGAGCGGTTATATCTTCGCCTACTTTTCGGATCGTTGCTGATAACCATGTAGCGATAGCTGAAAATGTTAATGTTACATTTGGGGGGCTAGAAAATGAATGATCTGCAAAATCTGAATTTAATCGAGTTGCTACCCACTAGCATTGCAAGCAACGAAACGATAAGAAATATCTGTAATGCCATTGCAGAAAAATTACAAACGATTAATGAAAAAGCTGAATTAGTTTTGTTACTGCCACGATTGGATCAGTTGCCGGAAACATTGGTGGATGAACTAGCTTGGCAATATCATGTTGATTTTTATGATTATGCGGCAGATATCAATAAAAAAAGGGCATTAGTGCGCAAGGCCATTGACTGGCATCGGAGAAAAGGCACTCCTGCTGCAGTAGAGGAAGTATGTACAGCTGTTTTTAAATCAGCAAAAGTTTATGAGAATTGGGAATATGGTGGGAAACCATATCATTTTCAGGTAAGAATGATTTCAGAAGGCATTCCAGATAAATCTGTTTTGGACAATTTGTATAGGGCAATTAAAGAAAGTAAGAATGTTAGGAGTTGGCTTGACGCTTTAAGTTTTGACCGTCAAATAGCTGGCTCCTTATTTGTTGGAGGGGTCTATTCTTCAATGAGAAAAGTGGAGATTTTCCCATCACAGATAAAACCACAGATTTTAAATATCAATAATTATTTTGGAGCTGCAATCTATGTACACAAAGGAGTTGAAGTAACATGCCAAACTGGGCAAATTTAATGTTGACTAAACAAGGAAAGGTATTACAGGCAAAAGCTATTGCTGGTAGTACATTAACGATCACTAAGATGAAATTGGGTTCTGGTATTATTCCAGATGGAGTATCGCCAGAAGATCTTACTGATTTGATTCAACCCAAACAAGCTTTAGGATTAACGGCAATCAGTGTTAATGGTGGATTAGCTAAAATTCAAAGTATTGTTACTAATGCTGAACTTTCAGAAGGGTACTATATTCGTGAATGTGGTGTATTTGCAAATGATCCTGATGTTGGGGAAATAATGTATGCAATAATGACAGATACCTCCCCTGATTTTCTGCCTTCCGCATCAAGCTCTGTTGTGATTTCAGAAGAATTTAGTATTAATGTAGTAACGGAAAACATGGCGAATATAACAGCAATTATTGATCCTGAAGGTATAGTAACAGTGGCTAATGCAAGAAAAATTGCAGAGGATAAAGTTACTGAGCATAATGAAGATACAGAGGCTCATCCAAATGACTTTAATTTAAAAGGCATTACTATTGGCAAAGATAGTGTTATTGCAACTAAAAAGGGAGATTTACTAACTCTTTTGGCAGGTAAAGGAATTAATTTACTTAGTGATATTAAAAATAAGATAATCACGATCGTTGGAAAAAGTAAGAATGCATGGAATCCGAATGAGGAAATTATAGCTGGAGATATAAGATATACCGAAGACGGTAATGGTCCAAGCTGGGCTTATTTGTTATGTAAAACTGCAGGAACTACAAGTTCCGTTGAACCGATTTTAGAAGCTAATGCTGTTGTAGGACAGGAGATAAATGACGGCAGTGTTGTATGGACGGTACAAAATATTAGGCCTACTGCTTTAGATTCATATCCTGTAGGCAGTATATATATGTCTGTAAATTCGACATCACCTGCAGATTTTTTTGGCGGTACGTGGGAGGCAATGCCGGCAGGACGTGTTTTGCTGGCACAGGGCACATCAGAATGGGGCGTAGAATACCAAGCTGGCAGTACCGGTGGCGAACACGAACATCAGTTATCTGTCGGGGAACTGCCAGAACATGGACACATCGCAACATGTAGCACTAATGGGGAACACGTTCATACAGCACCTACTTATAACGGTTCTGGTGGTGCTCCTAATGGTAGGATATCCGAAGTTGATAGGGTTAATAGATCAAGCACAGTCACTGTAGATAAGGCTGGTAGCCATAGTCATACCATTTCTGTTTCAGATACTGGTAAGAACTTGTCCCACAACAATATGTCCCCATATTTATCAGTTTATATATGGAAAAGAATTGCTTAAGCAGTTCTTTTCCAGCAGAAAATTGATATAAAAGGTGGCATATTTTGATGAGGTTGATTGTTCCCTGCAACTGAAACATTAACACTAGGTGTAATATTAGCATGAATGTTGAGATAATTTTGAGTATGTCCTCCACCACCCCCAGTTAATCCCTTGCTACCTTTAGTAACTGTTAAAATCCCTGAATAAGAAGGGCTATCTGCTCCAACAAAATATCCGGCACTTCCTGTTAAATTAACTGTGTTTGATACTATTTCATGAAAATGACTCGGCAGTTCCCCGACAGCACTTTAAACTGTTCTACGCCACATATAACAGCTTAAATAAGGCTGCATAGTATTATGGCTTTTTCCTTCCCCTGATTTATCAACGGTAACCGAGTGAGTATGGCTACCAGACGATCCTGTATTGTATGTGCTGCTAGTATCTGTACGTTTATAATAACTTGCATTATCTGTATATTTGGTAGCCCCACCATCTCTGCCAACGACAGTATGCGTATGATCACCAGTTGAATTTGCAGTAGCATTATGCCCATGTGCAGGAAGTTCTCCGACAGAAAAATAAGAAAGGATGATAACTTATGAAATGTTTTCAAATATTGAACAGTGAGGTTTTAATAATTAACGAGGAAAAGATGTATAAGGATAGCCCTGATAACTTCATTATTGACGGCGGTAACTTACAGGCTGGCGAGGTAACATTAAGCGAGGTAATCTATGACGACCAGCAGAGCCATGCTGTCGTAAATGGTGATTTTTGCGATAAACCGATTAAAGCCATCGAGGATAAAATCGCTGCTATTGATTCCTATATAGCTGCTAAAGCTGCCAGGGAATATGTGCCACCGACACTCGAAGAACTTCGTGAACAGGCATTAAACAACCAATATCAAAAATATGATGCTCAAAAGCATGCTATCGTATGGCTACAAGACGGCAGCGGCTACGGCTTCGATTGTAATGACGATGATCAGAACAACTGGCAGGTTGCTTTGACACTTATGGAAAACGATATCACGATGTACAGGGTTTATCCAGATAAAAATAATCTGTCTAAAAAGTCATTTTTAGAGGTAACGCGTGATCAGATGATGGAAGCAGGAAATCTTGTAAAAGCGCAGCAATATGCGGCTTACAGCGGATTTGAAAAAGTGAGTGCCGAAATTGCTAATTGCACAACAGCAGAACAGTTAAAACCATATTTGCCAACAGAAAGCGCATAAATACTGCTTTTATAAAGATTGTGTGTGATGAAAATCATCACACACAAATTACTTACGTTTTAACGGCTTTATTAATGGATTTTCAAGGTATTGCTGTAAAAAATCCTTGCAAATTACTTACAAAAGGTCAATAGCCTTTTTTAGCTGGCGTAGATTTTTATGGGTATATGTGCCGTCAGTAATATCCTGTGTAGCATGGCCAATACCTTTGTCTGACAGTTTTTTTATTACGGCCTGCAAATCGGCAACTTTAAGGCTGGTAAGAGGCTTATTGTGCAGAGGCTTGCAATATCCAAAAATTACTTCATAATTTTTGACCGTGACGCTGGCGATCTTAGCTTTACGTTCTGCCATTTCCAGTTGATAGGCTTCGCCGAAAGTAATCAAAGACGGGAGATAAATAGACGGGTCTTTATTGCAATCAGCCAAAAAGATTAAGGCTTCTGCATGTGTTGGAAAATAACCGATGTACTTGGATCTACCGTTAATTGTTTTAAGTACGGCCCAAGGCCTACGACGGCTACCGTGCAAAAAAATAATACTGCCAAAGCCATTTGGTAGTTTCATGCGTTTTCTTTTTTTAGTATTCAAAATATCAGCTCCTTTAGGAGCATTATACAGGAGGCAAAAATGAACTGGGAATCTTTTAAATTTGCGGCTATCGGAACTGCTCAAACTTTAGCACAAGGTTGGTCATATAAAGCCTTAATAGCGGCAATGTTGGCTATGATTTTGCATAAGCACGCTATATTGTTTTATAGCTTTGCTTTTTTAGTATTTATTGATTGTTTTACAAAATGGGTATCGATATCCTATCTGCATCTAAAAGATAGTGGTATTGAAAATCCGACTATCCTAGAATCTATTAAAGGAATAAAAAAAGCCAGAGCTGCCAAAAAGATAAAAAGTGAAGTTATGAAACACCGTTTCCTTGGAAAAATCGGTGTTTATTTAATTTGTGCGTTGTCTGCAGCTGTCGTTGATGTAGTTATGAGAGTTTTAGATAAACCTACTTGGGCAGTTATGACGGTTATTGG